ACTTAACCAACGGAGGTTTTATGAAGATGAACAGAGTATTAGATGCAAGCGGCGACACGGTAATCGAGTTCGATGAGACCGCGGCAACCGCGCTGCAGTTGGCCGAAGCCAGGGCGATATTCGACAAGTTCATGGGCAAGGGCGCCGCATTCCTGACCAACCGCCCGAACAAGCAGCCGGACCTGAAAATCACGCAGTTCGGCCAGATCGAGGACGGCGCTGAAACCATCCTGGTGAAGCAGATCACGGCGGGGTAATGGCAACAACCGGCATGCATCGCCACGGCTATCGATCGCCGGGCTCGCGCGAGCGGAATCCGGACGTATGCGAGGTCGTCGGCGAGCTGCAGGACTACGATCGCAGCATGCTTATCGGCTGGATCAGCCGGCGCTATCAAGCGAGTTGGTTCGTCACCATCATGGAGTCGTGGAACCGCAACTACGCCGATCCCATGGTGGTCTGTCGCTACATCGAGGACCTGGTGGGCGAAACCATCCACCGGATTGCGAGGCTCGTTGAGAATGACAGGGTAGTCCACGACATGATCCGCGCGCTCGAGCCGCACTTCGAGCGTGAGATTCACCATTTCATCGAGCGGGTTGAGCGGGAGTCGACGTATCTCAGAGATGGCCCCGGTAGAAGAGTCAATCCCGAGATGTATTACACGGGCACCGGCTTCGCCCCCGCCGAGGATCCGAAAGCCAAGAAGAAAGCCCGCGACCTGCTGCTGAAGAACCTGGACCCGGAGCAAACCGCGGCGTTCAAGAAAGAGCGTAAATTCAGCGTGGTAGGCAAGGACAAGAAGGTCTACACGATCACCGATGCGCGGTCATTCAACGTCGTGGGCCCGGACGGCGTGAAGTATTGCGGCCAGCTCGTCAACACGCCGATCGAGGACCAGATGCTTGCCCAGAAGCTGCTGCTCGAGCACGACCCTGACAAGTTCTTCAAGAACGCGAACACGTCGGGCGGGATGACGGCTACCGAGGTGACGGCCAGGCACGCTTTCGGGGAAGCGATGTTGCGCGAGATCAGGAGCGGCCACAGTATGCTGAGGGGATTTATCGGCCCTTAAAAACCGCTTGAAACCGCCTTAACAGAATCCGCTTGACATTTGATTTGTAAGGCTTAGAATTTGATGCTTATCCGATGATTGAGGGAACCTACCCTCGGTTACTCGGAAACCTCCTCCTCCCTTGCCCGCCTCGCGCGGGCTTTTTTTCGTCCGCAAGGAGTTCCCCATGAGCAATGACCTGATTTCGAAGAGCGCCCCCGACAACGGAAGCAACGGCGCCGGCGACCGGCCGGTTCCCGATAACGGCACCAACAACGCGACGTTCAGCTGCGGCGGCATGCCCACATGCCCGCCGGCCAACTATCCGATGCCCAAAGACCCCCACGCCCCGCCCGGGCTCGGCGCCGCCAGCGACTTCTACCAGCAGGATTATGGACTTCGGGAAGAGGTCGAGGTCGGCCACGATGGCGGCATCCATGGTTACGGGCTCGCCAGCGGCGAGGTAGGCAGTAACAGCAATACCGCCAGCACGGACATGGCATTCGCGGACGGTGGGGCCGGTTCGGGCGCCGGCGGCGGAACTTCGAACAACACGACCAAGGACTAGCCGTGCGCCGGGTTCAATACGACGCGCCGGCGCGGGTGTGGTTCCGCACGGAGAACGGCTGGGCGAGCCGCCTGTGGCTGCCGGGAGAGCTCGAGCAATACCGCAGGACCGTTCTGGGCTGGTAATGGCCAAGAAGGCCAGCAAACTCGCCAGGCACGGCCTATCCAGCGTCAAGGGCTATGCCGGCGGCGGCAAGGTTACACGTGAAACCGACGTCCCTGACCGCGCCATGATCAAGGACGCCGGGTCTGGAATGGGCGGAACCGCTGCCATGCCCAACGCCTACCGCGGCAAGCAGGACCAAACCATGCCCGATCACTCCCCAACCGTCTATCCCGACAAAAAGACTCGGATATAAGGATCAACTATGGCCAGTGACAACAACGTCAAGTCGACCCCGTTTGTCTTCGGAACAGCCGGGACATCTACGCTGGTGGCCGCCGGCGGGACTAGCACCAGCATGCCATTCCCGCTCCCGCGCAACGATTTCACGGTCACGGTTACCGTTGTGGGCGGGCTGACCACCACCACCGCCTCGAGCACGGCCAGTTCCACCGCCAACGCGATCATCGCCATGCAGGTATCGAACGACACCGTGGCCTGGTTCGGCATCTCGAGCGCCACCGCCAATATCGTGCAGACCACCACCTCGACCGGCACCGTGCAGACCCTGTCGACCGGCGCAGCTGCAGGCACCAACAGCGCAGGCCAGCGGTATGCCTACGGGCGCTGCGTGGTGAGCGTGACCGGCACCGGCAGCGCGTTTCCGCAGATTGCGTTTTAGTGGCGGCAAAGGCAAAGCCCGTCGATTGGGCTGCAGTCGAGAGAGATTACCGCGCCGGCGTGCTGACCAATACGGCGATCGGCAAAAAGCAGGGTATTTCGCACACAGCAGTCCAGAAGCGCGCAAAGGCTGAAAGTTGGACCCGCGACCTGTCCAAGCGCATTGAGGCCGCGCGCGACGCCAAGGTTTCAAGGTCAATAGTTTCAAGCAAGGTTTCAAAACAGCGTGCTGCAACCGATGATCAGGTCGTTCAGGCTAATGCCACGCTGCAATCCGATGTCATTGTCAGCCACCGCAAAGACATCCAGGCGTTGCGCGTGACCGTGGCGGCGCTGGCCGGCGAACTCGGGGCCGTGTCACATACAGACCTGCAGGCGGCGCTCGAGATCGTGCTGGACGAGAAGCTGAAGGCAACGGACAGCGAAGCGCGCAAGACCGCTCTGCTCAAAGCCTACAACGCGGCAATGGCGCTGGGCTCGCGCGCCGGCGCCGGGCGGCAACTGGCGGCAGCACTCTCAACCCTGATAGACAAAGAGCGCCAGGCGTTCGGGATCGACAAGGAAAGCGGCAGCCAGAAGTCGATCGGGGAATGGCTTGAATCCCTGACATGAGCGAGGTTTTGACCGCCGGCCAGCGCGCGAAAGCGGTTCAACTGGCAACGGACTTCGAGTATTACTCGCCGCGCTGCCTGAACATCAAGACCAAGAGCGGTCACATCGTCCCGTTCGTGATGAACCGGGCCCAGATTTACCTGCATCACAAGGTAGAGGAGCAGCGCGCAACCACCGGCAAGGTCCGGGTGCTGAACCTGAAGGGCCGACAGCAGGGCATGTCGACCTACTGGGAGGGCCGGCTTTACTGGCGCACCAGCATGAACCGCGGCAAGCGCGCCTACATCCTGACGCACTTGCAGGAAGCAACCGACAACCTGTTCGCCATGACGCGCAGGTTTCACGACAACGTGCCCGAGCAGATCCGGCCGCACACCAGGAACGAATCGGCCAAGGCTCTGACCTTCGACAAGCTCGACAGCGAATTCAGCGTCGCGACCGCGGGCAGCAAGGACACCGGGCGTTCAGGCACTGGCCAGTTCTTTCACGGATCCGAGGTGGCTTTCTGGGCGAATGCCGCTGATCACATGGCCGGCATCGGCCAGACCATACCGAACGAGCCAGGGACCGAGATAGCCCTTGAATCGACCGGCAACGGGCTTGGTAACCTGTTCCACGGCATGTGGGTCGACGCTGTTCGGGGTGAGTCGGAATACATCCCGGTGTTCATCCCGTGGTTCTGGCAGCTGGAATACACGCAGACCCCGCCCGAAGGCTGGCGGCCGGACGCTGATGCCGCTGAATACGGCGAGCTCTACAACATCAGCCGCGACCAGCTGTTCTGGCGCGAACAGAAGATCAAGACTGACTTCCGCGGTGATGTAAGCCTGTTCGATCAGGAATACCCGGCAACTCCGGACCTTGCATTCCGGCGCCAAGCACTCGCCACGCTGCTGAAGATCGCCGTAGTGGAGAAGGCAATGAAGACCGAAGGGCTCGATCCGGTCGGGCCGAAGATCATGGGCATCGATCCGTCGGAGTCTGAGGCCGATGATGCCGACGATACCGTGTTCGCGCTGCGGCAAGGTCGGGTGGTTCACGAATTCAGGCGGTTTCACGGCAAGAAGACGACCGAGACCGTTGCCCTAGCTGCTCGAGCAATCGCCGAGTGGCAGCCGGACTACATCAACTGCGACGCAGGAGGTCTTGGTTCAGGCATTGCCGATCGCCTGATCGAACTCGGGCATCCGGTGAGCCGGATCCTGTTCGGCGAGCGCGCGATCGAGCTTGATCTGTATGGCCTGCGCCGCGACGAGATGTGGGGCGAGATGGCCGAGTGGTTCGGCGACCAAGTGCAACTGCCATACGACATGGCTGCGCTCACGGACCTGACGAGCCCGGCCAAGGATGAGGACGGCAGCCTCAGATTCAAGCTGGAGACCAAGAAAAGCATGCGTAAACGCGGATTGAAGAGCCCGGATGCTGGCGATGCGTTGGCGCTGACCTTTGCTGTGCCGGCTGTGAGCGTGCCGAAGCGCCCCAACCGCGGACTGGAGCGACCCAATTGGCGCGTAATGTGATCCGCGAGCTCCAACCGCGCGAGGCGGATGCCTGGATCAACACGGTCACCGCGGCACGCTCGAGCGGCTGCCTGCGTGAAGTGCATGGCCGGGCTTACCCGGACCCGCACTGGCAGGGCGCCGAGGACAATGGCTTCAAGAAGTGGAATGCCAACTGGCTCAAACGAGCAAACCATAGAGTGAGGGATAGCTGATGAGCCTTGCCTCCTACTCGACGGACGAAGCGGCACCAAGCCAGGGCTCGATGACCGTCGACCAGCTCGATAAGTTTCTCTACGAGATCCGGCTGCAGCCGATGTGGCGGCGCGAAGCCGACCTGGATTCAGAGTATTACGACGGCAACCAGTTGGACCATTCCACCCTCGACGACATGCAGCGCCTCGGCATGGCGCCGCTCATCAGGAACCTGATCCGGCCGACGATCGACGTGGCTTTGGGCATGGAAGCGAAGACTCGCAGCGACTGGCGGGTGCAGGCGGACGACGACAAGTATCAGGACGTGGCTGAAGCGCTGTCGGTCAAGCTGAAAGAGGCCGAGCGCGAGTCACGGGCTGACAGGGCGTGCTCCGATGCCTACGCCGGCCAGTTGAAGGTCGGGCTTGCGTGGGGCGAGGTCAGCCGCGAGATGGACCCGTTCAAGTATCCGTATCGGGTGTCGTGCGTGAACAGGCGTGAAATCTTCTGGGACTGGCGCGCGAAGGAGCCGGACCTTGGTGATGCAAGGTATCTGGTTCGAAGACGCTGGCAGGATGTCGACGTGCTCGAGTTGATGTTCCCCGAAGACGCCGAGATGATCAAGTATATCGGCTGGTCGAAGGCGAATTGGGACACGCCGCTGACAGACTTCCCCGCCATTCAGGGCCGGACGTGGCTGTATGAGCGCGACGTCACGATCCCTGAGAGCGACTGGCGCGACAGCACGCGCAAGCGGCTATGCCTGTATGAGGTGTGGTATCGCGTGTGGCAACGGGGTTTCGTGATTCGAACCCCGGACGGCCGGACTGTCGAGGTGGATCTGCAGAACGAAAGACACGCCCAGGCGGTGGCTGCTGGTGTGGTGGAACCGATCCCCGCAATCTTTCCGAAGATGAGACTTTCGTGGTGGATTGGACCGCACCGCATTGCGGACATGCCGACGCCCTACAGGCACAACAACTTCCCCTACGTGCCGTTTTGGGGCTACCGCGAAGACCTGACGCAGATCCCGTATGGCCTGATCCGGAGCATGCGCAGCCCGCAGGACGAGGTGAACGCGCGGCTCTCCAAGATGATGTGGCTCTTGTCGGCCAAGCAAACGATCCTCGACGCCGATCAGGTGGACGACATCGATGAGCTTCGCCGAGAAGTGGCGAGACCGGATGCCACGATCGTGCTGTCTGCCAAGCGCAGGATGACGGGCCGGTTCGAAACGAAGTCTGACTTTCAACTGACCACCCAACAGTTTGAGGTGATGAAGGATGCGACCGAAGCCATCCAGAAGTCGGCGGGTATCTATAACGCGATGCTGGGCGATAAGCAGCCTGGTGGCGCTAATAGTGGCATTGCCATTAATTCCCTGGTTGAGCAGGGAACGACGACCCTTGCCGAGATCAACGACAACTATCGATTTGGGCGCCGGATGGTTGGGCAGCTACTGGTCGAACTCATCACGGAGGACCTGGGCAAAGAACCGGCTGTCGTCAACGTCGATGAGAAATTCGGCACGAAGAAGAAGGCCGTCAAGCTGAACCAGCCCGGGCAGAACGGCATGTTGGACAACGATGTTCAGCGGGCATTGGTCAAGGTGGCGCTGGAAGACGTGCCGTCGACGCCGACATACCGCGCGCAGCAGTTGCTGATGCTGACCGAGATGACCAAGTCGATGCCGCCGCAGGTTCAGGCGTTCATCGTGCCGTTCATCCTCGAATCAAGCGAGATGCCGCACCGCCGCGAGATCGCTGATCAGGTCAGGAAAGCGATGGGCATGGACGCCGGCGGCCAGGATCAGACGTTCACCAAGGATCAGGTGCAGCAGATGGTCGAGAAGGCGATCGAGGACTTCAAGCAGAAGTCGGTGGTCGGGCTGAAGCTGGAAGACACGAAGATCAAGGCGGCCGGCTTGAAGGTGGCCGCGTTCGACGCCGAGACCCGCCGGCTGGTGGCCGATGCGACGGTGCTGGAGAAGGGCAACGCTGCGAACATGGCCGTGCTGGACACGCTGTTGACGCACGACGCCGCGCTGTCGACGCCCGGCGCCACCCCTGAGAGCATGGCGCAGCCGAACCGCGGCGCGCAGATATCGAGTGAGTTGGCGGCCTGATGGGGTCAATCGCCACCGTCGGCAGCAACCACGCATGCGCCCAGATGGGCTCGCTCGCCTGCATAGCGCCGCAGTTCGACGTGATCTACGTGTGGGAAGCCGAAAAGCTTGTCGTCGACGAGTACTTCGTGCCGCTGGGTGCCGGCTGGTATGAGTTCAGGGCTGCCCCAATGGTCTTTCATGCGCCGGGCTGGAAGCATGGATACAGCGCCGACGACGCGGCGCGCACGCCACTGATGTGCAGGAGGAAGTAGTGAACGATTTCGCATCACAAATCCGCTGGGACTTGCTCCCATACACCTCGGGCGAGGGGCTGGACGTCGGCTGCGGCGACGCCAGGCCGCACGACTGGTTCGTGGGCATCGACATCAACCCCGGCACAAGCCAGCGGGGGCCGAACCAAGTCAGGGATGGCCGGACGCTGGACAAATACTTTGCCGCGGAGTCGCAGGATTTCGTGTTCTCAAGCTACCTGCTGCAGGAACTGGACGACTGGCCGGCGGTGCTGAAGTCATGGTGGACGCTCATCAAGCCGATGGGCTATCTCATCCTGTTCTTACCGGAGCAGGAAGCGGCCGAGGGTATCAAGGCCAGCAGTGCGAAACTGGTGATCGACGCGATGGCGCCGTTGAAACCGTGGCAGTTTGTCGAAGCCCGGAAGAATGGCAACCAGTTCTTCCACGTGTATCGCAAGTGCGACCTGCCGACTGACCTTGAGATACCGGACCCGGACAAGGTATGCGCGGTGATGAAGCTTGGCGCCCATGGTGATGCGATGTGGGCATCCTCAGTTTTCCCGCACCTGAAAGAGCGGGGCTATCACGTCGTGCTCTACACGCAGGAAACTGGTGAATCAGTGTTGCGCCACGATCCGCATATCGATCGCATCATCAGGTTTTCGTCCAAGGTGCCGATGGGTGAGCTGGGCGAGTTGTTCGCCTGGATCGACAAGAAATACAAGAACTCCCGGCTGCTGGTCGAGTGCGTTGAAGGGACGCTGTTGCCCAGCCCGAACAAGATTCAGTATATGTTCCCGGACAATCTCCGGCACAAGCTGATGAACCACAATTACCTCGAGACCCACCACATGCAGGCGCGGGTTCCGCTGGAGCCGCGGCAGAAGTTCTACCCGAACGATGACGAAAAGCGCTGGGCCAACGAACTCCGGTCTTCGCTCACGCAATACCTTGTCGTGCTGGTTCACTGCGGATCCAGTTGCACGAAGCAGTGGCCGTATGCGGCTGACTTTGCCGACAAGTTGTTGAGAGAGCGGGAAGACGTGACCGTCGTGGTGCTGGGCGATCTCAGGGATGCGCAGTTCAAGGAGCACCCGCGGCTGAAGGTGATCGGGACCACATGGGACGTGCGTCGTGCGTTCACGTTCGCGCAGCTTGCCAACGTGGTGGTCGGGCAGGAGACAGGGCTGCTCAACTGTGTGGCGCATGAGAAAGACGTGCGCAAGGTGGTGTT